AAGAAGTTGTTGCGGCCTGAGACGAGTTTTCCACAGGATGATTCCAGTGCCCATTGGGCAGCTACAAGCTCTGGGTACTTGGCGCCAGCAATGCGGCCAGCTGTAACGATGCCGTCCCAGTTATTTTCAATTTGGATTTGTTTGCCGGATTGGCTCCAGGTTTTGAACCATTGCTGATTGCGGCCCAGAATGTTGGAATTGGCTTTGTTGATAGCCTCCTCCAGCTCGGATACGGCAGCCATCTGGTGGGGAAGGCTGCGGTAAAACCGCATGAGATCCAGCAGCCTGATAGTGTTGGGGTTAGCCACGGAACAATCGGCTGAGGAGACGGTTACTTAAACCATTTAGCGCTTTTTTGGGCGCAAGACCTCCAGAATTTGAAATACCAGCTGGATGATGCTGTTGGCTTTGAGCTTGGGGTTGAGGCCGATAAGTTCGGAGGAGGCTGCCACCACGATCCAGAAGGCAGGACTATGGAGAATGTCCATTACTACAAAGTAACTTGTGTAAGTCTAGAGCCTATCGGGTAAAAGTTCCAGTGCGGTTGGTTTTTGTAGCTACCATGACTGCAGCGTCGACCTTATGTGGACTACATCGACGAAGAACTGGGATTCTTAAGCAAACGTGAGGCTAAGGCTAGATTTCGAGATCAAATACTGAAGGGTTGGGACTATAAATGCGCATATTGTCAAGAAGATTTAGGTAAGTCTGGAACGCTTGATCACGTAAGGCCAAAATCCAAGGGTGGTGAAACATCAGTGTCAAATTTGATTGCGGCTTGTTTTAATTGCAATATTAGAAAAAGCTCCAGTGATTGGAAAGAATGGTACAGGATGCAGCATTTTTGGGAGCCGTACCTTGAGGATGCAATTCATTTTTGGATTAGTCAATAGGCTTGTTCCAGCCCATGCCCTCGGCGTACATGTAGGCCATGTATGAGTCTTCGCAATAGCGACAGATCCCTTTGTGGCAGACGCGGTAGTAGGTGTCACCGCGCTCGTTTTCTAGTTGCTCCAGTGTGAAGCCTTGGCCTAGGTCTGTGGTGTTGACAATCAGGCGTTCGCTCATCTGTACCTGGACATCTCTAACTTGATAATACGCACGTCATGATCCATAACTTTGTCGTCTATCTCACCAAGCTTTTTTTGGATGATCTCCTGGTTGCTTAGGAGGTCATCGAGTTTTGTTGGAACTGTATAGACGAGGTAAAAAATACCAGCAGCGGCTGATCCAACAGCTAGAACTGCCAAGCCTGCAACGGTGTCTTGTTTGACGCCGCGCCAAAATCCTGGTTGTGGCTCAGGAGTTGACACGGCCAAGTCTTAGGTATATGTATTTTAGCCTTTACCTTGGCCTCGCAGTTTCTTTCGACCATGATTGGCACGAGATCTTTTGCCTTGTCCTTGATTAGTCAGTTTTGGAGGACCAGGCTTGTGCTCAATACGAGCAGCTCCAGTTTTACTACGAACAGCCATTAGTCATCTATGCGTGGATTGATTGCTACAAGACTATACCCTACAAACAGTAAACACAAGTATAAAAATAGAAGTAGTCCGATCATTCTGTAACTGGGGGCGTAGTGTAAAACTTATCGGTAAATTTATCGTATGTATCTCCAGGACCAGCGTATTTACCACGAATTTTTGCGTTATAACTTGTTTGTACCCAATTTGTATCGAGTCCAAATAGTGTGCGACAAAATTCAATTCCTATAAGTTCTGATTCTTGTCCATTTTCGTCCAAAATATTGTTGTTGTCTATAACAACAACTTTTTGGACAATGCTATTTGTATCTAACTCTGCAAAATAAGCCATCGGATTAGGTAAGGCTATAGTAAATAATAACTCGGCCACTACTCCCATTACCTCCGGCTGCTCCAGAACCGCTACCGCCACCGCCAGCTCCGCGATTACTTGTAGGACTGCTACCAGAAGATCCACTACCGCTACCCCCAGCTCCTCCATTTACTCCAGAAGAACCCCCAGAACCGGAATTACCAGAAATAGTACCACCGCCACCGCCGCCAGTGGCGTAAGTAACACTATCAGCAGCAATAGGGACAGTACCGTTACCACCGTTACCGCCTGCACTTCCATTACTACCATTTGAGCTTGAGTTCCAGCCACCACCTCCACCACCTCTGTAATCAGAGGTGCCAGCATTAAAAATACCTCCACTACCACCTGTTGAAGTGGAAGATGCGCCACCAGCTGAACCACCGCCACCGCTGCTTACACCACCGGCGCCACTTCCACCATCTATATAACCTCCGGCAGTACCTTGAAGACCTGGCGCTACAGCACTTGCTGAACCACCACCACCGCTACCAGAACCTACATTTAATCCAGTGCCAACAATTGAACTAACACTTCCATTCGATCCTAAATTTCCACCAGCAGCACCGCCTGCTCCACCACCTCCGACTGTTACTGTATAACTAATAGCACTAATGCTAGTAGTAGATGAAGAATTTAATTTACCTGCACCTCCACCACCACCAGCGCCACCAGCACCATTTCCACCGCCACCACCACCTCCTCCAACTATTACATAATTAAGAGTTGGTGTTCCAAATATAGATGAAATAGTAAATGTACCAGAACTATTAAAATAGTGATAACGAATACCGGCTACATCGGTAGTAGTATTTCCACCTGTAGCCACAATTGGCTGTGGAGTAGTTGCATTATTATCTAATCCGGCAAGTATTTGAATAATACTCATTAGCTTACTCCAGAACCAGTGACGACAAATTCATTAGACGCAACACATAGAATTGTCGCAAGACCGCGCTGTGCCAATGTTCTATTGCCTGTAGTTGCTGTTCCTCCATATCTCAATGTTACGCTAGTACCTTGAGTAATCGTTTGGCTACTAGCACTATTATTATAGATAGATACAACTTGACCAGCTGTAAATATACCTGAGTTTACAGTAATACCACCAGTTGTAATGCTGATATGTTTACCATTATCTGAAGCAGCAAGTATATATGCAGATGTCTTTGCACTTTGTGGAATGCTGCGTAAATTACCTGCTCCATCGCTACTTGATCCAGTTGTTGTAATATTTTGACTACCAAAATCTGGACTAATCTTTGTTCCAGCGATAGCTGCTGCGGCAGCTACTTCTGTATTAGTAATAGCAGAAGCTGCAATTGAGGTACTGATTGATGCACCACTAGTTAAATCACTACTTACAGAACCTGTAACAGATCCAGTAAGAGCAAAAGTTCTACTTGAACTTAAGGCTGTGGCTGTACTTGAGTTACCGGTTAAAGCAGCCGTAATGGTGCCAGCGCTGAAATTACCTGATGAATCTCTAGCGACAATTGCACTTACGGTATTAAGGTTGGTAGCTGTTGTGGCTGAGTTACTGACTTTTCCAGCTGTAGAAATAGTAGCCAGCATTGTGTTGCTAACGGTACCAGTATCACCTGTTGTAATCAACGTTCCGGATGTTCCTGGGACAGTTATGCTGGTTGTGCCAGAAATTGCAGCCGGTGTAATTGTTACTGTTCCAGATGTGGAACCAGGTAATGCAATACTGGAAATTCCAGTTAACGATTGGTTGGCACTAGCACGGTTCAAAGCAATAGAAGTTGTTCCAATAAAGTGATTACTATTACCAAGAACATTACTAGGAATAGTTCCACTAAGATTGGCAGCTGTTAGTGATGTTAAAGATGCACCAGATCCACTAAAATTTATGGCTGTAATTGTGCCAGCAGTAAAGTTACCGCTTGCATCACGAGCAACAATGGCACTGGCCGTGTTGGCGTCTGTGGCTGTTGTAGCACTGTTTGAAACTTTGCCAGCTGTGCTTATTGTTGCCAGCTTGGAATCAGCGATTGCTGCACCAGATGCAATGTCAGCGTTGACAATTGCGCCAGACAACACAACCGTACCACTAGCGTTTGGAAATGTAATTGTCCGATCAGCGGTTGGATCGACAACTGCCAAATAAGTTTCGTAGGCATCATTGGTGCTGCCTTCAAATACAAGTGCACCAGTAGTACCAATGACAAGTTCACCAGTTACGGTGCCACCGTCTTTGCGCAGTTTTTCGTCGTCAAGTTCTTGGATTGCAGTTTGAACATTTGTGGCTGCAACACCTCCATACGGAGTAAATGCAATATTGCTGGCAAGCTGGCCCCCAATTGCATTACTAACATCAATAAGATCCCATTGTGCACCATTGGACACAATCATGTCCGGTGGTGCTAGTGCTGTAGCAGGAGCAGGAGCTGTACCACTACCACTATCAGAAACTACAACGTAATAACGAAGATTTGAGTTTGATGCAGCTGGAAGTGCTGCACCAACGACTAGACCAGCTGCAGTACCAGCAGCTGTCAAACTTTTGATCTTATTTACCGAGGCATCATACGTTCCCGCATAGATCAATTCGCCGGCAGTAATTGTGATCGGTTGCCAGGCAGATCCGTCATATAAATACAAATCGCCATTCAATGCATCAAAGAAATACTGACCTTGAAACTCGGGAGATGGAAAAGTGACTACACCAGAAGTGGATCCAGCACCCCCAAATTTTACGGTCGATGCGTTTGCAAGTTTAGAACCTGTAATAGAATTAGCACCCAATATATTTGTGTTAATCGTTCCGGTTGTTAATTTAGTAGCTGGAAGATTTGGAATATCTGTATCTAATAGAGCGCTACTTCCAGTGATATGTCCTTGTGAATCATAAGTAATTTTAGTAGCCGTACCAGCAACGATTGAATTTGTGTGGTTCAATGCGCCGGCTGTACCCATTGCCAACCCATTTCCAGGTTTGACTGCTCCGATTGCTCCGCTTGTGGCAGTCGGAAGATCAGAACTGGTAATTGCACGGCCTGCTGTTACTAGACCTCGATCGCTATAAGTAACAACTGAATATGTGGCACCGCTGGCTGTAACTGAATTGTTAATTTTTATTGTGTCTCCTTCCATGGCAAGTCCATTGCCATTAACAATCACACCACCTTTTGCTGATGTTGTGGCTGTAGGTAGGTCAGTGCCAACAAGGTTTCGATATCCAGCAGAACCAGCGCCGCTGGAAGGACCACCCAAAAATTGACCGGCGGCAGACGTGTTGTCGAGCGTAGTGTTGATTGTGATGCTGTCACCAGATGCGGTGACTACAACATTGACTACACCATCAGTGCTTCCAGCAATTGAATTGACAGATCCAGAGGCTTTAATTGTGTGCCAAACTGATCCATTCCAGCAATAAATCTTGAGTGTGCCAATGTCAAGAGCCAGTTGACCAATAAATGCGCCTGTAGCAGGCAGAGTAGTTACGAGGTCTACTGTTGATTCATCGCCCAGTTTTGCGGCTGTAACGGCACCAGAAGACAATTGTGTAGCGGTAACACTGCCGGAGGCCAGGGAACTACCGGCGATCTGGCCCGAGCTGAACAGGATTTTGGCGCCTGGAATTGTTGCGTCAGCAATCAGAGTAGTGGCGTTACCAACCAAGTCGGTAACTGTAATTTTCTTGGTCTCGCTGGCTGATACATCAACGATCGGCAGCAGATCGCCAGCAGCGAGGTTGGCACCTGCAAGAGCTACTAGCTCACTAATTCGGAGATCAGCCATTGCGCCTATGCCAGTAGAAGGCCATTACGTTCCATAATAAGGTATTTACAGCACATCTTCTTGTAGTAGCGCCTGCGTGGGATTCTGCTCCAAAAGGATGTCGTCGCTGCTCTCTTGTAGAACTTTATTACTTGGTATAGTTTTGCTGAGTAATTTAATTGTACCTGTTGTAATAAAATCAGCACTAATCTCTACAGCAGAATCAACACTAAAATTAACTCCTGCTTGTGTGATGATACCTTCTATGTCGTACCATATTTCATCATCTACGGATGTTGCACTATCACCTTCATTGCGTACTTTTAAGTACAAACGTGCGCCAAATTTTGACCCAATCTCAGTACGTATTGCTAATTGCAAGAAATAATGTGCGTTTTCTGCACTAGCCTGATCTGCAAATGCAGGTAGATATTCCCAGTAGGCTTTGAAATTTCCACTTCCGGAGATTAAACTGGAGTATTGAGTTCTAAATTCATCACCTAAAGCAGTTATATCAATAACTTCTCTATTTGTATTAAGTTCAAAATATGTGCACTGTGCCAGTAAATTAGGCACAAGATTTGATACGTGTACAGATATTGAAATATCAGTAACAATATCATTCAAAATTATTGCTTCTCCTGGCGTACCAGCTAATGCTTTATCAAAAGTATCATATAAACGAATTCCACCTAACTCATCAATATTGATATACCAATTTCCACTAGATTGCTTAGCATTAACAACCCAGCCACTGGCATCGACAAAGTTTAGTAAGACACCGTTTGTTGTTTGAATTTGAATTTGATCTCCGCTGTTTAGAAATCCAGAGTCAAAGTCAAAACTAAAACGACGTTTACCAACGTTTATGTCACTAGGATTTACTGTGGAGAATTTCGTTGCTGCGTCAGAAATTCTGCGTAGTTCAACTTGTCCGTAGCTGCCGAGGTAGACGCTCATTACAGGGTTGCAGTAAGAAGTGCTCCAGTAACTTGGAAGCTGATATCGGCAGTTACTACTTCGCCAACTGCTGCACCAATACTGGCGCTTGTAATGTATGCAGTACAGGTTACGTCATTTGTTGAAGCTCCATCGGTCAAACGTAATGTAAGTGTTACAGCATCAGTAGTTGATACTCCTGAAGTACGAACTACTTTGCGTAATAGCGTGCTTGCATCGTTGGTATTGTCAGTATCAACGTAATATAGAAGTTTGGCTGTGCCGCTAAAACCTTGAATACCTGGGACGTAACTGCGTTGCTGATCTCCTAGTGTAGTAGTTTCTAGTGTCTCAAGATCTGCTTGCAGTGTCCAATTTGTCACCTTTACAAGGGTGTTGCCGCTTAGCAATAGGCGGCCATCTCGTCCGGTGTAAACCTTAGTCATGGTTGTAGTCTACAGAACGCCGATGAGTTTGACCTGTACCTTACTAAAGCCTGGTGCCACCGACGTGATACTGGGTTCTTCTGAGTAGCGCCAAGCAGTTGCACTGGTCACATCAATGGTACTACTGTTGGCAGTCCATCCGGCTTTTACTTCTACAGGAATTGTAAATGTGTTATATGTACCCAAAACTTCGTTATAATGAGTAATAAATAGTTCTGCATTTGTATCTGTAATATTTTCATATTGTAGTTCGAGTGTCATTCCACTTCGCTGATTGCCGTATAGCAACCTCGTCTCGGCGCCAGATTGCGCTTTGAAAGTTTTTACCGGGTATGTACCAGGTGAAAAACTGCGGCTGGATGGTTTTAGAGATGGGTATGCCATTAGTTATCAACCACAAAGCTGCTTGGGGTTAGGACGTCTTTTGCTACCAGACTAGAGCCACTAGCATCGCATGGAAACTCCGTAGCCGTAATCTCTACTGTACTGTCCTCAGTGAGAGTTAGTTGCTCTACCATATAGATGTTTTGTGATACAGTAGTATCTTTAATAGTAAATAGCGTGTCAAATAATATAGATTCTTGCACTTTGCCGTTAATGATAGTCATTGCAGATTCTAGCACTTCATCTTTACCTGCTCTGTAGTACAGAACTGTGTATTTACCATCTGTAAAAGTTGTAGCACTTGTAATGTTTCCAATATTGTCAATAGTGCCATTTTTAGCGGAACTATACGGACTAGATTCTGTAAATACTCGAATATAATCTCCTGGTGCTAAAGAAATACCAAACGGCGTTGTTGAAAATTTAATGGAGTGTGTTACACGCCGTCTGATTGATAGTAAAAATCTGGCTACGAGTTCGGCATGATCTCTAGATGTACAGAATTGAGTTAAATCATATTGTTCAAGAGGATCATCATCACTACCAGCTTCGTTCCAGCGTACAGCTATGTTTACTTCTTCTGGCAGTTGATTTTTAGTTTCAGCACGAAAACGGATAACTGCCTGGAAGTCTTTTCGTTCTTCTGCTGGTAAGTATTCAAGTTGGTAAGTGTTTTCAAGAATATTACCACTGGTAAATAGTTGCTTTATTTTTACTGGTGCTGTTGAAATTGTACCAGTAGAAGTAGTAGGTAAAGCAGGTTGAATACTAAACTGGCCATCTGATATGACAAAATTACACAACATATAAGGTGCTGTGGTAGAAATAAATTGTCGCAAATTTATTGCAGTGCTAACGGCACCATCAAAATAAAGTTTATTAGCGCGTAAAAATAAAGCTGTATTTACAAAGTCTGCTGTGTTGATAAGTGTTGGTGTATCAGCAGTCATATTTAACTGCTTGCCCACACCAGCTACTTGATCAGTAAGTAGATAAAAAACTAAATCACAAAAAAGATTACTTGGAGCTACTGGAGTTGATTGGTCATCTGGATGGAACCGTTTTACTGGTATGCCATTGGGTAGCCACAATCTAATTTGATCCAAGGAAGTAAAATTACGTGATGCTTTTAGGGAAAGTCCTGCAAGTGTCATTCTGTCATATTGCGGTATAGGATCATTAGAAATAATTTCGTTTACATAACTGATTGTGTGTTCTGGAGATGTAGAATTTGATTTTTCAATAGAATTACCGTAAAAAGTTACGTCAGCATATTGACTCTGTTCTTCAAAATCACGACCTGCATCATACACTTCATCGCGGTCAATAACTTCAGTTAGACCCTCGATAATAAATTGCGCACCTATAGATGTTCCAGCTACTCTGAAAGGATTTGTACTGCTTACAGTAAGCAGATTATCAAACGTGTCTCCTGTATTCCAAGTAATGCTTGTATCAGCAGCATCTGTAGATACTATGATTGTTGGTGGTGCCCATGTTTTAGAAACATTAAATTGAACATTTGACTGATTAAGTACAGTAGCAGTTAAAGTTAATTTTATATTTCTATCAACATAACCTCTATCATTTAGTATTGAGTCAGAATAGGTAATAGTTGCTGTACGAGTTGTTCCGGTGCTGTAGTTACGTGCTGGGCCGAATAATTCTTCATACCAGCCTTGTGCTCGTCCACTAGCTGCATTAGTAGTTGATACAACAGTTACACGTCTTTTTTGACCAACTACATTGATATCAGGAGCAGATTTATCGCTGCCTTTACTAGGTGTACGGAAAGGATTACTGCCACTAACAGTACGAGTAATAATATATTCTGAATTTGTGTTCCAGTTAGTAGAACTGCTAGTAACAACTTCAGATAGAATAGTCCATGAATTTTTTTGGCCGCTCCAGTGATTAGTCGCTAGACTTTGTTTTTGAATCGTATAAGTTACTTCATACCATAATGCTTCATAAGGGAAAAAAGTATATGCTAAGTCATGACGAATACTTTTTGTAGTAGTTCCATTTATAGGTGTGGGATCAGTATCTGCTGAGCCAAATAGTTCCCATCCCCAAGATGAGCTACGACCTTCTGTGTAGTTATAGGTTGGTTCAGTGTACCAATCAATAAAATCCGTACTAGTTAGCGTTGCAGAGTCTGCTTCTTCATCGGGTAAGAGGGTATAGATGCCTACAGAACTAGGAAAGTCTGTTCTTAATACACGTGGAGTTAAAGATGGATTTGCTGTTAGTTCTGCATTACGCTTAATATCTGTTTTTAGTACGCGATTACCAGTAGAAAATATCTTGAACGTGCCATATACTGTTTTATATGTCTGGCTCAGCCAAGAATTTACAGCATTGGAAGATGAAGCAGCAGAAATTTGCCAAAATTGATCTGTATCTTTAGCTATTCGTCCCAGGACAGCGCCATTCTTTGGAACAAATTTGAATTCGTATCGACCGACTTGTGGATGTTGAATACGAATAAAATTGTACTGGTCAACTGGTTGGTTGCCAGTAACTACAAATGTTTCATTTATTAGTTCCCAGGTATAAGCATTGCCAGATGCATCTACACCAGAAGGTCGAATATAAATATTAAATGCGGAGGTCCGTGATCCATATGCGTTGATCTGTCCAGTTGTTATTTGAACATTTGCATCATCAAATGCCGTTACTTCGTAAGGTGTTGGTACAGATTGAAAATTGCATAAACCATTAAAACGCTGATAAACATTACTCCGCAGACCAATTTCGGTAACTTCACATGGTCTAATATTTCGTACAGTACCAGTGCTGACTTTCATCAGCGGGTAAAATGCCGTTCCAGCGGCATATTTTGTTACAACATTTGTAGATCCGTCATATAGTACATCTGCTGTTAACATATAAGAAGATACAAAGCCAATTTTATTTACTGCCGGAGAGTTAATATCAATACATTTAAGTTCGATAACTTGATCTTTATTATCTTCTTTACGCCAGATGGGAATGCTACGAGATATAACCTGCCAGGTTGTACTACCAATCATAAATAAATCACCAATTTGCAGTGCATCATCTGCTGCATTACGCTCTTCATTTAATGTAGTATTTATATCATCAATAGTAACATTTCGATTATCAGATGTGTATAAATTTACCGGTAATTGAGCACCTGAAATTGTAAATTTAGCAACATCATTTACATTAACATAACGTTCTTCTGTACCTACGGAATCGCTAACGCTTACATTATTGAGATGTGTAAGACCCATGCGGCGACTGTAATTACGTCCAGTACCTTCCATCCCACGGGCTCTGATTCGTCCGTAGTAATCACCTCCTAATGCGACTTCACCGTAATCGCCAGCAATTTTAATACGCTCATATAAGTTGTTATATCCTGTGTCTTCGCCAAATAATGATACAACTGCCCAATTTACTCGATATGTCGTTCCATTTGCTATTGGGGCATAACAGCCAAAATCAGCATTATTACTTAGACTTTGAGCAGAACTAAACCCATAATCATTTTCACTTATTGCAGTTGGACAGGAAAATATATCATCAAAAGATTCAGGATCTCCAGTAGCTAAATTTCCACGTGTTCCGTATACAAGATTTATAGCTTTGACACGATTAAAACCTGAAATTGTTGTATTACGTTTCCAGTAAAAAGCAAATAAATTATTATAAACACTATCTAAAGCTCCATTACCGAGAAAAATACCTTCTAGATCTGGCTCATCTAGACCTTGAGGTTTTTGGCCTGCATCATATCCTTGTTCACCAACAACAAAAAGTAATTTTGCGCCTTGTTGAGTGCCATAACTAAATAATCTTGACCACACCAATTTTGGTGTAACAAGTATTCCACCAGTTGTTCCAGTCCATTTGCCAAAAATGATGGGAATAGGTTCTGCATAATCAGCAAGTTTTGCTTGAGTATCAAAACCACTGGTTGGTGTAAATCTATCACTACCGCTGATGCTAGCTAGTGTTTGTGAACTAGCAGTTATACTATCATTTTTAGGTTTTGGTGTGAGTAAATAACTAATAGCTGAAAGAGCTAACCCTACTGCAATGTTTACAGCAGCAGCAATCAATACTGTTGTTTTTGTTGATGCAGCAACTGCTACAGCAACTACAGGAACTAGGGCTGCATATACTTCTGGAATATTTTCATACTCAGCTGGACGAATACCACTACGTTTAATTGCTTCGAGTACAAATTGCGTGTACTCGTCTTCTGTGATACCAAGAGTATCAATTAACTGCTTCTCAAACGGAAGCAGCGGCATTTGTTTAGATTGTCCAACGGACACCAAGCCACTCTTTCTGACTCTGCGTTTATGTAGAGGAGCCCCGTGTGCCATACAACGCCAAATGACCAGGTGTTTTGCGGAATAAGCACCACATCCCCATCGTACTCTGGCTTGTCTACTTTTGTGCAATAGGACAGCAAATCGCGAGCAATTGAGATGCTAGAGGTAGTTGTGTACCAGTCGTCTTTGAACGGCGGCGGATTTTTGCCCATGTATTTGAGGGCTTTGTAGACAAGATGGATGCAGTCGATCTCGTTGTTTTCGCCATTTGCACCAAATCGATACCGGAGACCGATAAGGTCACTGCAACTGGACATTACTCGTTACTGGAATTTTGCCAATTAAGCTCTGGGTTAAATACCGTGTTGGAATGTCAGTGCCAACGGCATCCAATACTGTACTAAGGTACACTGTCAAGTTTACTTCATCCCAGGTGCCAGAGACTGTTTTGCCGTAATACTGATGCAAAAGACTTATAGGTAGATGACTAGCAGGATCTACAATTAAAACTTGTACGTGTGCTAACCATTGATTTTGCAAGGCTTCAGTAGCCCAGGCACGACTGATTTCGGAATTCGGGAATAGCAAACTCGCCTCTGTATTATCTCCAGTGCGGTTTACAGTTACGCCACTAAAACCAAAAGGTGTAAATGTGTACACATCGTTGTTATAAGAGATTTGTTCCTGTATAAAAAAGTTTTGAAATTTATAGTATGTAATGTTATTGAGGCTGAGTTTTAGAAAATGTCCAATTGCTATTTCCATTAGATACCTACCTTTTTGCGGGTGGAGTTGCTCATTTGAAGTCGGCGGAGAGTGCGTTGCTCACCTTGTGCCGCACCTTGTTTAGCAGCTTGTGCCATACCCTGTTGGAATTGGTCGTTAGTTACATAATCAACTGAGTTGATACGTTCGACTGTGTAACGTAGATCAATTGAAGCGGGAGGTAATGGAGCACTAATATCAGTGCCTGTGGTGCTGTTACCTCCACCAGCTGGAATAACAGCAGATCCACGAGTACCAGCACTATAGCGGCTCATAGCAGCAGCCATTTTATTTGCTGGAATGATGTACTCAGGTTGACCACCCTCACCAACAACTGCATTAGTAGGACCAGTTACAAAGCCGCCAGTAGCAAAGCCAAACGTAGATCCCAAAGATGGGATTCCACCTGTTCCAGCAGATGCGGCACCAGAAAAACTAAAATTACTAAAGGTGTTACCAATACCAGGGCTAGAGCCTCCTGGGAAAAGAGCTAATACACTATTCAAAACTGTCATTTCAATCCATTT